ACACAAAGTCCTGGGCAAAAGAAAAGCAAAATAACCAACTATAGATTAGCCAAAACCTTTTTGTTTAAACAGTTAGTAATTTATAAGTTTTAATTTATAAGTTTAAATTTATAAGTTTTAATTCATAACTTAAGATTTAAAATTTATAATTTATAACATACTAATTAATCTTAAGTATATTGTATTTGATTTAGTAGAGTGTAGCAAATATGTCTATTTCAATACCAGCAAGTGAATATCAAAGTAGCAAGACTTATAGTCAACTACTCATGACTTTTAGAGACATGGTCTCTGAAGAGCAATATAGAGTAATCAAAGAAAGAATGGTTGAAAACAATAAGCATTACTATGCTCTAGATAAATTCTCGCAGGGTGTTTATGATATAAAAGACATGCAGATATTAGTTGCAGACTTGTCATGGCTTTGTGCTTTTGATAAATCTTCAGATCAAAGAACTAGAGAAACATTGGTAATGATTAGCAAGTGTGTTTTAGATATTATGCTGAGCCTGAAACCTGAAGTCAGTCAAACAAAATGCTTTGTTTGTGACAAGAAATCAACATATGAGACTGATAATTTATCAGTTGCTAGGCTTGATGATGTTAGCAATAGGTTCTCTGGTGGATCTGTGCACTACATGGTGAAGCTCAAAGAACATGATAAGGTTGGACTCATGTCATATATACATGAACTGAAGAAGATTGGAGGGTACCGTGGTTGGTACAGAGATGGTGGCAAACTAAGACATGAATATATTGTCTATACTGATGCAAAACCCATAATGAGAGAGAAGTTTGCACCAGTCTGCTGAGATGTAAAAGAGGGTGAAGGAATACTAGTAATTGACAGAAAAACCTAAAAAAACATAAAAAAGACAAAAAACAAAAAAACAAAAAACGCAGAAAACAAAAAAACACAAAAAGAGAAGAAGAAAAACAACACAAAAGCCATAAGTGGAACCAATGTAAAAATGATGGAGAAATATGAGATAAATAAAGGGAAGAAAGGTAGGTAAAGATAAAAGGAGTGAAAATATGCCATTTAAAGAAGTAGTAATAAGAGGGAAAAACACATTGATAATAAAAAAATGTTTAAAGTGAAATAGCAAAATGTCCTTCGGGACATATCCGAGATATTGTGCACCGGATTCACACCGAAGTGTGACTTTCTTTTATCTTTAATGTCTAAATTTGATTCTTTCCTTAGTTCTTTGTATGTCCCAACATACTGTGACTCCCACATTTTTTTATGATATTTCCCTCTTCCTGATATTTGTTTTATTCCCGTCACATAGTTTCTTATGATTTCAATCTCTCCCTTCTGATCACTGAATCACAATTCATGATAACTGCTGGCATCTTGTGGATAGATTCATTCATTTATTTATTGTTTACTTTCCCAATGAGAATTCTAGAGACATACATGATTACAACACTTGCAGAGACTATGCTGGTCTTTGGGTTGTCTTCCACAAACTCAATTAAGAATTTGACAAGTGGTTGATCTGATCTAAACTGCACCATTCCATTCTCTATATTGTTCTTATCGGAGGAAACTTCAATTGTGTGTTCCCTAAGGCTTGTTTCACAAACCACTCTTCTCACTCCTCTTCCTGTTGTCATGTTGCAATTGACTCTAACATCACTACTTGTGTGGGTGTACACTGATATATGTTTTGAGAATTTCTGAAACCCTAAGCCTTCAACATTAAACCTGAATGATGATAGATCCTCACAAGTAAGCAATCCCCAACCAATTCTCTCACTCTCAATATAAAGATTGATTATGGCTCCTCCAATCAACCTGGAAACACCCTTAATACTACACTTCGATATTGAACCAACAAAATCACTTTCATGCTCTTGGACCAATTCCTTTAGTGTTTTGATCTGTATGGTGATTGGCCACATTTGATCAGTTGAGATTTGATAACCACCAAACAAAGGCTCTAGATGTTCCAGATCATTGTTAGTTGTATTAGTTCCTGTAAGTTTGCTATCTCCACTATCTACCATAATATTAGAAGTGTGTTCATAAATATGTTGGTACTTGATTTCACACTTCTTAGATAATTCATAGGCTGAATCGTGGTCAGGACACTGAAGTGAACCGTAATGGTCATCACTCAAGTCACCCAAGTCGTTAAAATTGACTTTAAACAATTCACTACCACACCTTACAAATTTTGTAGGTAATAAAACTGGAGTTGTTGAGTCTAAAGTCATTGTGTATCCATTGCCTTTATAAACTGAGGAACTAATCTCTGCTATGGTTTGATTTGTACCCATAGTGATTACCAAGACAATGTATGGTTGGAATTCTTGACATTCTTCTGCTGAACATATTAACTTATCTCCACTCTCAACCTTCATTCTCTGCCAATGGCTAGATCTTATGAAAGGAACTCCACAGGAAAAGACCCCCACATTCTCATACTTGCAATAATCATGATGTAGATATTGTTCCTCATCATCCCAGATGCTCTTTGGAGGATTTAAGCTACAATCTGGACCAGTGAAGCATTTATAATCATCTCTTGTAATGACATACTTATACTTTCTGGTGTAGTAAATCACTCTTGAGTTACATCTCATGCTAATCCCTAGAACACGTATTTTGAGATTAGCATCTTTAAAAGATAAACATGTCTCATCACCTATTGATCTAAATTTCAAATTTATAGTTGTGACTGATCTGCATGCATAGGAATTGCAAGTGCTAAGAGAGGTTATGCTATCAACACCATCTCTGCAAGAACCTAGAACGAGGGGAAGAAATACCAAAATAATTCCGACTGTTAAATATGAACCATCTCTCATACGATACCTAGTTGGTAAAGTTTTACCCTTACCAGAATCCACATCCTTGACGTTCTCATCTGCTAGATTGCTTAATTCATCCTGTTTCACCCTTACTAACTCATGAGCATTGTAGTCAGATCTCCTCCTTTTCAGTAATCTGAAGGGGTTTGGTATCAATTTCTTTATAAACCTAAAGACAAAATTTGTTGGCACTATTATCAAGTAATACTTAATAAGCCCTATTATGGTGAAAATTACTGTGATTATGATCAGTGCAATTCCTGAGTAAAGAAACCAGACAAATCCTTTATTACAATCCCAATGTTTTAGTCTCAGCCAAAAATCCATCCTATCATACATTGAACAAATGTTTGTCGCTTCACACTTCACACTACGATAAACATCATTGAAAGCTACATTCACAACATCTGTGTATAGTGGCAGCTGTCTTGAAGTACAATCAGTAAATTCAAATTCAGTGTGGTCTATCCATAGTTTGCAGTTTTTCTCAGAACTTGTTAGTATACCATCAATGCACTTCACTATTATCTTAGAATCATATTCTCCATTTTTGTGAACACACACTTCTAAGGATTCAGCAGAAAGTATAAACTGATCATAAGTCCCTTTTCTCAAAGATCTTGAGTCCATATCCTTCGTATCAATTGGTGTTGTCTTAATCGTCATTTTCACATGCCTTCTCAGTATCCACCTGTTACACTCATTAATGAAGATATCATCAACCCTGCGTATAGATGTTGATCTCAGTATTACATTGTCGCTAAACTTATCCATCTTACCACAGCACTTTGTAGTATCTGTTCTACACAAACCAGCTGTGTTTAGTCCTGTTTTCTCCAAATAGTATCCAGAAGTATACCTGGCTCTGGAGCAAATAGAAATTCCTTCATTACAGTCATAATAATTGCAGCTAAATGATGAAGTGATCCTATCACCTTCATCATGGTAGATAACTTGTGTGTACAGAGACTTGGTTTCGGATAGCTCTAGCAAAGCTAGAGCAAATGTGATCACAAGCAACCCCATTCCTATACAGGAACAAATGGTCTATTATAACCAATTAATGGGTGGTGAATGTCACTAATAGACCACTGGTTGTTAGTTGTGAAAACAATTCTGATTGAAGTTGAATAAAAAATCCTCATAAATGAAACAAATAAGCAAGTATAAAACAAAGGTCTTCCTTGACTTTAAGAAATGTGTTTGTTTTACAAATATGCCCAGACTTTGTGT